CGATTTATTGCTTGCAGACACTCAGGGACAAGTTGGAAATCGCGGCAATAGAAAAAAGGAATGAAAAGAAGAGAGCGCCGGCAAAAAGACAGGAGGAAATGTAATGAAACAACAATTCCTGACGAGCAAGACAGATACGATTCGGCTAACGGTTTATAAAGATAACCGGGCCCTGATCCCTGATTCAGCAACGATCGAGTTGAAAAAGCCCGACGGAACGGTTTTAGAAGCGGATACCGCGGCGACGATTGACGCGACGACCGGGGAACTTACGTATTCCCTTACAACTACCCATACTGCTGATAGGGATCTCGATTACCGGGCCACGTGGAGTTATAGATCTCGATTACCGGGCCACGTGGAGTTATACGATCGGGGCCGACACGTATTATGAGGAGCAGCTATTCGACGTTGTCAGGAGCCGGCTATCTATTCCCATTACAGACGATGACCTTTTTGCGGAGTTAGATAGCCTCCGCAAGACAAACGTGCAGGCTATTGGTACCGCCACGGCCGGCGCGGCGGGTACGTTAACGGACACTTCCAGGAAAGAGGCTAATGACTTTTGGACTGGCGGGCTTATCGAGATCTTAGAGGGCACTGGCGAAGGGCAGAAGCGGGCCATATCAGATTTCGTTCAGGCCACCGGGGTGTTTTCAGTAGGCCAGAATTGGGTGACAAACCCGGACACGGACAGTGTTTATCGCGCTGTAAAGTCATATACAGGTAAGATCATATCCTGTTTTGAGAAGTTTGAACAGATGCTTTATGATCGCGGGAAGCGGCACCAACTGATTATGGAAAGCTCACAGATCAGGATCCCTTTAATTTATTTGACGATTCATTTTATTGCTCTCGACCTCCGCCAGGAAATGGAAGATAAATGGGATCTCTTGGCCTCGGATTATTGGAAGAAATACCAAGATGCCTACAGTAACCTTAGGGTCTCTGATGACGAGGAGAGCCAGCAGGATATAAGTTCGATGAGGATATACAGGACATGAAATTGCCATTCTATATGAGAAGCACAAAAACTGAAATTGTCGATGGGCAGTACGTGGTCACGATCAGCATGAATAAATTTCAGATGTTTTGCCTTGTTGTCTGTTATGGTTCCCAAATCATTTGTAGGAGGATCTTTCACTTTTTCTGGTATGTTTCCAAAACCATTTGGAGAAGGATATTTCTAAAATGAAGATTTCGATTAACATTCTTTGCTGGAACACCAGGCGCACTCTTGTGCAGGCCTTAAAGGTCATTAAGGCCGAACTTGAGGGCCTTGACTATGAGATCATTGTTGTTGATAACGGATCGGTAGACGGAACGGTGGATGAGGATTTTACCGGGGTTACTTACATAAGGAATGAACAAAATCGCGGAATATCTCACGGGAAAAACCAAGGGATCGAAATCAGCCGCGGGGAATATATAATGCTTTTGGACGGCGATATTATTCCTGTGCCGGGGAGCATTCTCAGGCTCTTAGAATTTCTTGAGGAGACGACCGATGCCGATGCGATTGGTTTTTATTCTAATAAATTCAGCAGCCAGATAAATAAAAACGGCCAGATCCATCACGAAGAACGTTGCGATAGCCTCTTTCAGCCTAAGCCGCACACTAGCCACTGTATATATTACGGGATGTACCGGCGGTTGATCTTTGAGAAAGTTATGTTTTGCGTAGAAGGGGCGTTCGGGGAGCCGGGGTATGGGTGGGAAGATTTCGATTTTCATAGCCAAATGGTTCGCGCGGGGTTTATTCAGTGGGTCGCCCATATTAACCATGCCGGTGGAAAGTATTTCCACGATATCAATTCTTCTATTCGTGCTATGGGAAGACAGAAATTCCGGGAGACGTCGGTAGCCCGGCGGGCTGTTTTTTACGAAAGGGAAAAATTAGCTGATGCTGGACAAGCAGATACATGCCCATCTGGATAAGCAGGATAAGCTAGAGATCGCGGTTGAGGATGATATTGACGCATTGTTGAAAGTGGTCAGTATCAAAAAGCTTATAGATAACCCCGAGGAAGTTCTTCTGGCGATCATGGCGGAGGTTGGGGATACGATAAAAAACGAATATGCCAAAGAGGCGATCGAGAATGGTATTGAGTTCGCTAAAGGGGTAAAGAAAACTAATGAAGATATCAAGATTCAACGGACCAAGGATCCGCACCTAAACAAAGATGACGTTACAGGCAAGGATAACCGGCAGGATTAAGATCCCTAATCTCGACTTATCAAATGAGTTGTTGGAGATTGGTAATAAGGATGTTATCGGCAGGTTGGCTAAGAACATTCAGAAAGGGATTGATTTAAAGGAAAAGAAATATCCTCCGTTGGCCGCCAGCACTATTAAAGCGAAAGGGCACGGTAGGCCGCTAATTAAGACCGGGAAGCTGCACTCATCATTTAAGGCCAAAAAGCGCGGCAAAAATAAGGTTCTTATCAGCATAAATGCTGCGAGGAGAGAGATTGCTAAATTTCTTCAAATTGATGGCATTAGGACTAAAAGAGGTAAGAAAAGATTTAATTTTTTTGGGGTTTCTACCCGCATGGAAGTCTCAGCGACAAAACGCATGGAGGGGTGGATTAGAAAAAGGATTCGAGATGCCGGACGATGAGATATTAAAGTTGACGGCCAAAGCGGCAAAGACAGCTATTACTCTTCGGGAATTTATACAGAACGCGCTTATAAGCGGCGCAGAGGCCGGGGCCCTTGAAGCTCTACTGTTGGATGACCTCCGCAACAACGGGCGTATCTTTGGAGAGTTTAACCGGGCCATTAAGGCTACCAGTAATGGGGTAATTAATAATTTCAGAGATAGCGGGGCCTTGGCGGAATTTGGCGTAGATGATGATTTCCGGTGGGCCGCGGTTCTGGTTAATACGTGCCCTGATTGTTTAGCCAGGCATAACGGCCCGGCACGCAGTTGGGAAGAGTGGGAAGCCCAGGGATTACCCCGGAGGGGTTTTACGGTATGCAAGCAGAACTGCAAGTGCATGCTTATCCCGGTGGACGAGATGACAGAACTTTTACCAATTAAGCGGAATAAAAAGAGGGTATGATGGGATTTGTCACGGTTTATAACGGAATACGGGATATCTTGCAGGGGTTGGGGCTTGCAGAAGCGACAAAGAT